GGCGCACATCGTCAGCATTGAAATCTGGTTCTCGCTCGTTCATCAGAAAATCCCTCGTTATTGTTCTCTAATCGCAGCCGCGATTTTGCGCGCTGTGTGTTCTGCCGCTTCATCCCATTCGTCGTGACCGTGAGCGTGTTCACTGGCGATCTGTTCAGCAATATTCGCCGCTCTTTCCCGCTCTGCGTAGTGCGGCGTTGTTTGCTCATGGCGTTTCCGTTTTGTCATCAGATTTATTCCCTCCGTTGCGTTACTCGGTCGAATCAGGGTCGCGGCAAAACACGCCGTTCATTCGGAACCATCCGGGCAGATTGCCAATTGGTCCGATGTAGTCGCCGTCGCGTTCGTCGATCTCGAATTGACGCGCGGTGAGACAGGCGTCCTCTGTCCCCATGTCATATGTGCTGATGAAGGCCGTTGGCTGAACATCTGGGTAGTTTGGCCCCCATGTCAGGCCGATGATGACGAGTAGTGTTTTCATGCTTGGTTCCTCCTTAATGCTGCTCGATCCCGAGCGCCTTCAACGCGCACTCGGTTTGAGTCTTGCCCTCGACTGCCGCATGGAGACGCCGGAGCGCCCGTTGCAGATAATCCTCGGTGATCGTCTCCGCGACGAACCAAAGCCCGTCGTCGTCGGCTTGCTCGTTCACTACGTCCATCGGGTTTTCCATGTCGGGCATATCCTCTCAATTGTGGTTTCGGATGATCAGCGCCTGACCCCGGCTATGCGCCGGGGTCTTTTTTCACGATCTCCAGCTCGTAGCCGTAGGCATCGAGCACACGTTCGAGAACCTGCCACGGTCTTGAGTAGCCACGCTCGTAGGCGCTGAGCGTGTGTACGCTGGTGTTGGCTCTCTCGGCGACGGCCTCCTGCGGGAGACGGGCCTCCTTCCTCAGTTCTTTCAGGATGTCTTGTATCTGCATCAGGAGGCCGCCTTGTTCTGTCGGTCGATGTATTTGCGGACCTTCTCCTGATCCACACCGGGGGCGATCCACACATAGATGCGCTTCCAGCCCCCCTCCTTACGGCGCTGCTCGTACTCCTTCTGCCGTTCAGCCGCAGTCTTCGCCATTGTCTAGTGCCTCCTCCTTGTCTAACGCCATAAGGGCGGTGCGGGCGTATCCCGCGATGTCGATCCAACTGTCGAGATGGTCTGGGTTGTGGGTGAGCCGCGCCATCTTGACGCAGATCATCTGTAGTGCGTGGCGCACCGCCGGGTGCTGGCACTGGTGGGTGTACCGGATCAGGTTCTGCGCCAACTCGAAGTCGAAGAGGGGGTGACCGTAGTCCTGCCCCCGCTCGATCGTGACTGTCTGGATGGCCCGGTCGAAGTCCTCGGCCCTAGACATTGTCGAAGTCCTCGATCATCTGGAACCAAACGTCGCGGAAGCCAGCGATGTCGCCGTTCCTGACGAGCGGCTCCAGCTTATCCTTGAACAAGTCGGCGATGTTGCAGACCGCGTCAATGGTGTCCTGACGGCTCTCGTTCTTCGCGGTCACGGCCAGCTCGGCTTCGCGCACGGCCTCACGCGCCTTGTTGCGCTGGCCCTGCAACTCTTCGAGGACGGCCTCGATTGCTGGACCCTCGGCGAAGAGACGGTCCAGCAGGTCGTTGTCGCGGATGCTCTCACGGTTGTCGAATGTGTGCATGTCTACCTCCTCAGACTTTCTTTGCACATTCCGGCCCGATGCCGGAAGCGATGGATTGCGGGTCCGTCAGCGGACGGTTGCAGCGGCAGCAAGCGCCCTCGTGCTGGACGGTCAGCTCGGACGGGATGGCGTCGTCGCCCCCATTGTGAGCCTGCGCCCGGTTCAGGTGCTCCAGCGCCCAGCGCAGGGCGCGGAAGGACGGCCAGTCGGCGGCCTCCTGCTTGTTGCGGTTGATGCGGAGCTGACCGGGGAACATCGAGTTGATGTGACCGATGCTCAGCTGGTCTTCCCACGCCGTGTTGCGGCCATCGGCCAGAACCTTGACGAACAGCGTCGGGTTGACGCCCTTGAACTCGAAGCCCTTGCTGTCCTTGCGGCCCTTGTCCTTCGGTTTCTGGACCTTGAACGTGAAGTGCTTACCCGTCCGGCTGGACGTGATGGTGAAGACGGCGTTGCCGCCCGTGATGAACTGCATGGCCTCGGTGGCGCTGGTGAAACCGTCGTGTTGCATAATGACCTCCTGTGTAACTGACGACCCTAATATAGGGCCGCCAGTCACTGACGTCAAGCTATTACTTACGGTTCGCAATAGCCCTCTTGAGGGTATGCTCCGCGCTATCCCGAGGCCACGCATTATCGAGAACGAACTCCAGCGACACTTCGGGCCGCTCGTTCGTGGCTCGCCACTCATTGATCGCCTTGAGGGTGGCCGTGTCGTCAACGCCGCCACTGTCCCAATCCCGAATGATGGCCCCGGCGTTGCGGGGGGTAAGCAGCAGCATCACTGGGTCGGGGCCAACCTGTTCCTTGAGGGCCTCGATCTCCGCGTCCGCCTCTTCGAGCTGGTCAGTTAGATCAGCGACCTCCCGCTGCAGTTCCTCAATCGCATTGTCTTTGGCCTTGATCAGGGCCTCCAGCTTACGGACCCGGTCGCTCTCAAGTGCGCCTGCCGTCGTTGTGTTGGTGAGCTGCGACAGCCTCGGATTGTCGTAGCCGGGAGTGTATGCGAGGAAGCCGGTGAGCTTGTCGCCGACGTGCAGCTCCCGGACGAGGCAGATGTTCGAGCCGATGTGGACGGAGGTGCCGTCCGGTAGTGCGCCCCATGCCATGCCCCGATCATCGAGGACGGAGGTGACGGTTACTTCGTGTGTGGTAGTCGTGTTCATAGCGAGGTTCCTTTAATCTAGTTTACCCCAGTTCGGACCCATGCCGCCCTCGACCAGCCCGTGCGTCGGGCCGCTGGGAAATACGTCGAGGTATCCCGCCATCATGTCTTCTTCCATGAGGGACAGGCATCCCTTTGCGTCCTTGTTCGCCGCCTCGTCGATGATGGCGTCGTGGATGGTGGACAGCATCTTGGTGTGCGTCTGCCTCCCGGCAGCCCGCTCGTCGTCTAGCGTCGCCTTGTGCCGGGCGATGGCCTTGGCCATGATCGACAGCGCGGCACGCTGGACAGGGTAGTTCGCGCACTTCGGCATCTCCGGGGTCTTGCCCATGTAGATCGTGCCTCCGTCGATGACGCGGATGTATCGGGTGCGCCTCGCCTCCGCCATCATCTTGTTGCGGTAGTCGAACGCGTTGGCGTAGCGGTTGGCCCAGAAGTCGATGTAGCCCTGAGCGTCGGCGACGCTGGTCCGCATGTTGACCGACAACCCGGCGGCGGCGGACCCGTAAATGATACCGAACGACACGCCTTTGGCTTTCGAGCGAGCGGCCTTGCCCTCCGGCGTGGTCTTGTCGATCTTGTGGCCTGCGATTACAGCGGCGACCTCACTGTGGACGTCTCCGTAGACAACGTCCTCAAGGAGCTGGTCGTCCTTGGCAAGCAACGCCAGCACCCTGAGTTCGATGCCGCTGTAATCCAGACTGACCAGCTTGTGATTGCGGGGAGCCACGAACGAGGTGCGGACGCTGGTCGCCTCGCCGAGCAGCTCGTTATCTCGCGGCACCTGCTGCAGGTTCGGGCCTGAGCTGGAGAAGCGGCACGTCTTCGCGGCGGCGATGTTGAACCGGGCGCGGATGCGATTGTCCGGCGACGTCTTGGCCTTGATGATGAGCGGCTCGCCGAAGGACGAGATGTACTTCTCGACCTTGTTGTAGTCGGCCAGCGTGTCGAGCAGGGTCGTCATCGGGTTCTCGCCGTTGGCCTGCTCGTAGCCTGCGGCCATCGCACGCAAGGCCTCGCCCGTGGTCTGGAGCTGACCCGACTTCTCGGTGCGCGGCCACTTCTTCAGCGTCTCGTCGTCAAGGATGCGGGCGAAGAAGTCGGACCACTGGTTCTTCGAGTTGATGTTGGCCACGTCCTCCTCCGGCACGATCTCGCGGATGGCCTTGACCTTGTCCTTGCTAATCTTCTGCCAGTGCAGATCGAGCTTCCGGTGGCGCTCGATGTCGAGCAGGATCCCGGCCTCTTCCATCTCGATGATGGCAGGCACCATGTCGTCGAACATGCGCCACGCGTCCATGTGCTGCAGGTCAGCTCGGCCCTCCCAGTGCTGATAGAGGTCCCACGTATCGACGGCATCGCGGAAGGCGTAGCGGAGCTGCTGAGGCGTGAGGACGGGAGCGTTCCAGTCTGACGCCTGCTCTGTCTTGTCCATTTCCCGGCTCAAGTCCCACGCCACCACCTGCTTGAGGGAGTAGCGCCCGCCGCCGAGGATCGAGCAGCGGAGGAAGGCGACATCCTTGCAGAGCGGGCGAACCCCGACGGCATAGAACCAACGCAGCTCGAAGCCGGAGTTGAAGACGATCCACGTCTTACCGAGGAACATTGAGGCGACGGCCTTGAAGCCGCCCTTGATCTCATCGAAGTCGATGACGTAGCCGTGGGTGCCGTCGTATATCTGAGCCAGTCGCACGCGGCCCTCGTCCGGGCGCAGCGCCGTGGTCTCGAAGTCGAGCGATGCAATGGAGCCTATGGTCTTCAACGCGCCGACGAGGTCGAGCTTAGTTGACACCATCTTGTAGTTCTCGTAGTCTGTCGAGGCTTTCATAGATTGACCTCCGTGATGGCACGTAGCCAGTGGTTATTGTGAAGAAACGCCCCCGCCCGCAAGGACGGGGGCGCTTCTCATTAAGCGGCCAACTTCTTGAGCTGTGCCTTCGTCGGCTCCTTCGCGGACAGGAGGTCCTCCTGCGAGAAGGTGCCAGCGAAGAACAGGCTGGCCTGATCGCGGGTGACCCACGTCTCCACGACGAACTTCGGCTTGTAGTTCGTCTGGCCTTGGGCCTCGAACTGCTCCTTGTCGAAGCGGATCACCGGGAGAGCAGGCTCACCCAACCGCGACCGCGTCTTGATCTCCTCAATCAAGTCGCTAATCGCGTTCTTCGCCGAGACGGTGTTCGAGCTGAACTTGACGTTCATCTCTTTGCCGTCGAGGCTCAGGCAACCGAAGCCGAGGAGGTCAGCCCAGCCATCGCCTGCCTTGGTGTTGTAAGGACCGTGATCCTCCAACTCGTGCTCCTCGACCTTCTTGCCGCCGAAGAACGACCACTCGTGACGACCCACAGGCTTGCCGCCTTTCCAGCAAACCCACCCGGCAAGCAGGGTCATCGGCTCCACGAGGAACGGATCCTCCGGGTCCATGTCCTGCTTGTCCTTGCCGAGAGCGTAGCGCCCCAGCTTGCCGGAGAAGGAGAGGTACTGGACCCCGTCCCCGGTGTTGCCGTGGCTGTTGTGTTCCTCCTGACCTGCTTCGATGGCGTCAGCCAGCTCGGCGTCTGAGAGGGTGGGGACGTTCGCCTTCGCTACGAAGGCTGCAAGTGCGTTACTCATAACTGTATCACCTTTCTACTGGATACGTTTCAATGACAGGCGCTCCGACGGAGCACCCAACTTCGTGAAGGGAGATAGATCAATGCCAGCGGCAGCAACCGCCTTCTTGTCTAGGGTCTCCCGGCCCTTCACCGCCTGCAACGTCACTTCGATGTTGCCGACGATAACCTTGCCCCGGCCTTGAAGGCCGAGCCTGATGTCTTCCTTGAGGCCGTCTAGGCGGGCAGCAGCTGCGTCCTGAGCCTCTTTGATGGCCATGTACTCTTGGGCCGCCGCGTCGAGGTTGGAGCCACGCCGGACGCGCTGGCGGCCAGTGGCGGCCTCCTCAGCGGTGACCCCGCAGGTTTCCTTGAACGGGCAATACTTACAGCCGCCGTTGCGCTTGCCTTCCCGGTCCAGACCATCGGCCGACTTAGTGCGGAACACCTTGGCTGCCTTCTTGGCGTAGACATCGAGGATGCTGTCGTCCGCCTCGATCACGAACTCGATGATGTCGTTGTAGTTCGAGGCGTCGATGTAGATCAAGCGGCCCTGCTTGAGCGGCACCGGATGATCGACATTGCGGATGGCCATCGCAATCTTAAACTGCGTGATGTGCTCCGACTTTGGCAGGTTGTTCCGGTTGGTGCGGGAGTCAATCGACTTGACCTCCAGTCCTTCCCAGTCACCGTCCTCGACCTTGATCTCGCCATCTGGCGTGGCGGACAGCAGTCCCTCCTGCATACTAATCTGGTTCTCCCCCGCACCCGCAAGCGCGACGTCATTGCGTGCGTCGAGGCAGCGGATCACGTACTCCTCAGCCATGTGGCCGCGCCACGCGTAGCCCCACTCCTGCTCCTCCTCCAGCTCAGGGGCGTGCTTCGCGTACCAAAGCTGCCGGATGCACTGGTCGGCCTCCGAGCTGTTGAGGTACTTCGTTCGGTCGAAGCCCCAGTCCTTGCGGCTGTCCATGATACGTTGGCCGCCGATGATGAGTTCTCTCATACTCATTGGATCGTCTCCCCCATGTCCTCTAGGTCGTCTTGCGTGGCGAATTGGTTGTGGGCGAGATCGACGACGTCGTCGGCCAGCTCGCACATGATGTGAATGAGCATCCCCATCTTCTCTTTATCTTCGAGGAGGTCGGTGTATTGCTCCTCGACGTAACCCACCGCCCCGTTCAGGTTCTCCAAGAAGGAGGCGAGGGCCGTCTGTGTTCCGGTCATCTTCATTGCATTGCCTCGAATATCATTGTCCAAAACCAAACCTGAACCCCGGCGATCACAACGCACGCCATGACCCAGAGAAAGCCGCGCATGATGCGGGTGATAAAATCGTTCATGCCGCGTCTCCCTGATCCATAGCGCGGGCGTGCTCCCGGCGCTTCGTTGCGCTGATGCGGGCCACGGCCTGCTCCAGCTTGTTGTCGCCCCGCAGGATGTCTACGTGGACGTGCTCGGTCTGCCCGATGCGGTGCAGGCGGGCGAAGAACTGATCCATGACGGACGGCGACCAGTCCTCCTCGACCACGACGATCCGGTTGCCTCCGTGCTGGAGGTTCAGGCTCACGCCCATGGCTGCGATCTGTCCGACGATGACCTGCAAGCTGCCGTTGTTGAACCAATCTTGGAACTGCTGCTTATGCGCGGCGCTGGTCCGGCCATCGAGCGATGCCACAGAGACGCCTTTGGCTTGCAGGCGCTCGACCAGCCCGTCGATGACCTCGGTGTGCCATGCGCCGACCAGCAGGCCACCGGCACCGCTCTCGACCCGCTCAATGATTTCGGCTGCGGCGGCGTCAACCTTAGCCAGCCCGATCATGCGGCGGATGGTGGCGAGGTGCTCGTCGTTCTTGCGGACGGCCTCCTCGGCCTGCTGCTGCGTCTTCATGGCAGCCAGCGCCTCCTTCAACTCGGGAGACATCTTGAGGTCGATGATCAGGCTGTTGGTGGTCAGCGGCGGCATGGCCTTCCAGACGTCCTTGAGTTCGCGGCGGACGGCGAGGCCACCTTTGAAGAGCCACTCGTTCAGCTCGTCGGTGTTGCGGTTGCCGACCGTGACGATGGTCGGGCGCTTCTGGAACGGTGAAAACTTACGCTGCTGGGTGACGCAGAACCGCAGACGAAACTTGTCGAGGCTGACGCCGCCCAGCCGCTCCTTCATACCGGGGAGGTCAGCCCGGCAGAGGAATGTGAAAATGTCGTCGTTCCACCGCGTGATCGGCGTACCCGTCAGGCACCATGTGTGCCGGACGCTCTCGCACAGACCGCCGCGACCGATCATGGCCTTGGTGGTCTTCGCGGTGCTGGTCTTGATGGCGTGCGCCTCGTCCATAATCAGCGCCAGAGCGCGGGCCTGCTTGAACTCAGCGACGCGGGTCCGGGCGATGGCCCATGACATGATCCATGCGTCGGCGTTGCGGTCGATCTGGGTCTTGCCCGTCTTCACGATCTGCGCGGTCTGTTCGGGGAAGAACTCCTCGAACTCGGCCTTCCACATGTGCAGCGAGATCGGCGGGCCGACGATGATGGCGGCGTTGCTACCTTCGCAGCCGCCCTGACGGGCGAGGCGGAACGCCTCCAATGCGGTGAGGGTTTTGCCAGACCCCATGCCGGAGAAACATCCGGCGAAGGTGCGGCTGGCGAGGAACTGAGCGTCCTCGATCTGGTGCTGCAAGAGCTTTTTCATAGTGACCTCCGTTGCTTGGTCGGTAACTTACGTGACGGGTTCGTCTTCGTCAAGGAGTTCTTCCGCATCAGTGCTCACGCAGAGCAGGCGGTATGCGATGCGGGGGTGGACGTTGTGCTCCCGCATCACGTTGTAGGCTTCCTCGACGGACATCAGCCCGTCCTCGATGTTCTCCCGAAGGGTTTGCGCGTATGGTCTCATGGTGCCTCCTCAGCAGTCGTAGAATGAAAGGTCGAAGCCGTAGTACGGCTCAGTGTACCAACCCGCCTCGTAGTTGCACACCTCGAACGCGGTGCCGATGGCCCACTGGTAAGGGCCGCTCTCCCAGCTCACATGCCAGACCCGGCCGTAGCCCTGAGCCTCCCGCTGTTCCGGGTTTTTGATGAACACCTCCCCGGCGGGGCCTCCGCTCTCCTTGTTGAGCTTGACCAGCGCCGCGTAGAGCGCCTTGGCCGCAGCGGCCTTGGTCTTGTACTTCGACGGGTCGAAGTCGATCTGGATGTTGCCGAACTCTTCGGTAATCATTTTGGCGTTAGCCATGGTAGTGACCTCCTGTGTTGCTGACCCCCCGAATATGGGGCATCAGTGACTGATGTCAAACAAAAAATGCGAGGGCGGTGAGAACCCCGTAGGAGACGGCGTGGACGTAGGCCACCCAGCGCCGCTCCTGCACCATGACGATCTCCTTCATGGCTTCACCCGCAGCACGAACGTCAGATCCGAGCGAGGCTCCCCGAAGCGCCGGTCGAAGACCTCCGCCTTGTGGAACCCGGTCCAGAGGACGTACCGGGTGTACCCTCGGGGGCCACCGACGAGCTGGCGTACCTTGGCCAGCACGTCGTCAGTGGTTTTGAATGTCAGCTCCTTCACCTTGGGTCGGGTGGTCATGCTGCGTTCCTCCGGTTCAGGTAGGCCAGTGCGTCGGCCTTGGTTGCGAACTTCCCCGACATCGGGGTCTGGGCTGCGCCCCGGACGACGTACCAGCCGCCCAGCAGGCGGTTGTAGACGACGCGGGGCATGATGTTGCGAATTGACTTGTGCATGTGACCTCCTAGAGAAAAGCGATTGCGGTGAGCACCGCGCCAGCGGCGAAGCAGATGAGGAACTCGATTGCGTACTTCATGCGAAGTCTCCTTCCTGCTCGTAGACGGTGACACCCTCGGCATCGATGACCATGACGTAGCGGGTGCCTTCCCACGCCGCCTCCTCCTTCGCCTCGCCGATGGCGATGTCCTTGCTCTTGGCGATGTAGCTGTCGGACACCAGCTTGTTGGCGACGCTGTCGCGGGCGATGACAATTACTCGATAGTCCATTATTTGACCTCCTTCTTGGTGATGGTGACGATGTTGCGGACCATTTTGCCCCGACGCCACTTGGCGTCGTCGATGTGGTATCCGCCGTCCTGATCGAAGACCCAGTTGTTGCGGACGACCTGAGCGTGGCCCGTGGTGACGACGATGTAGGTGACGTCCCGAGCGGTGTGCTTCTCGACCCACGTCTTCAACGTCATGCGCCGGGGAGGGCACTTCAAATCGACGTCGTAGCCCATGGCCCGTAAGGCACGCTCACGCAACCAGTCGTGGGTCCGGCCCCTCCACGAGGCGTTCTGGCGGTAGCCGTAGTAGTCCTCGTGGGCCTGAGCGTATGCCTCGGTGGCAGTGGCCAAGTTTTCGCCCGTGGCGATGGCCATTGCGACCAACCCGCAGTTGGGCCGGCCGGTCTGGTGATCTTCAGGCAAAGACAATCCAGCGGCGGCGACGTAGCCGCGCACCTTGTCGTAGGCAGGGTTAGACTGGAACTGCATGATTGACCTCCTTAGATGATGATTGCCAAAACACTGATCACGCCAGCAGCGAACCCGGACATCCGGGCGGCGATCTGGATCAAGCTGATCCGCCCGATCCCGGCAAAGCCTTCGTCGGCGAACCCGCCCTCGATCTTCATTAACTGTTGCATAGTGACCTCCGTTAGTGCCTCACAATAATGCCACAGTCAGTTACTGATGTAAACAGGAAAAGTTTCGGGCAATATCAATGGGTTACCCATCATGGCGTAGTGGGCAAAAGTCCCTCGTTTCTTGGTGGGGCGCGAAGCCGTATAAAGAGGGGAGGCGGCACTATCTAGGCACGTTCTCCTCGGAAGCCGAAGCTAAAGAGGCTGTAGACAAGTTTTGGGCCGAGGCGTAAGCTACGCGCTCGACCCAAGACTTTCAAGGTCGCGGGGTGTCCACTCCCCGACTATCGACAACACGAACCGACGAAGGAAACGAAATGTCATCGACAAAAAAGTCTTACCTCATAGAGGCTGCTCTGTCCATTGTTGCGGACACCGGGTTTAAAGTTTTCCCCACCACCGACAAGAAGCCTGTATGGTCAAACGAGGACCTCGGCCTGAGCGCTGGCGAGGGGTCGTACAAGATCGCAACGACGGATGCGAGGCAGATCAAAAAACTATTCGAGCGGGGTGCGCAGGTCAGCGTGCCGATGCGCGTCAACGGCCTAGTGGCCATCGACGTCGACCTCTACAAGGGGGGCGAGGTCGAGCAGTGGCACGAGGCCAACCGCTATTGGCTCGAAGGCACGCGGACGCACCGCTCCGGCAACGGAGGGCTGCACTACATCTTCAAAGCCGACCCGGAGCTGCGCTTACCCGGCCAGCTCATGGAAGGCGTGGACGTCAAGTGGAACGGCTACATCGTGTGGCCGCCGCAGGATGGCTACGAGGTCATCGACGACGCTGACTACCGTGAGCTGCCAGAGGACGAGATGTCGGCGGCGATGCGGGCGAAGGGTGGGACAGGTAACCTTCGCGGTGCGGATGCCATGTACAACAGCGCGACGGATACGGAGCTGTACGGCGACATCATCAGCGGTGCCAGCTACCACCCGGCGATGCAGACGTTGACCATGCGCTATGCCAACAGGAGGCAGCCAGCCGAGATCAGTTTGGAGCTGCTGCGTGAGGCTATGGACCTCGTCGCCATCAAGGATGATCGGTGGCACGACCGGTATTCTAAGATTGAGCCTCTCGTTACCAGTGCCATTGCGAAATTGGAAAACGAGCGGTCGGCGACAGACGAAGAAACCGCTGCCGTCATGCAAGGCACGCCCCTAATGAAGATGGGCCTCGATAATTTTTCAAAGCCGACACTCGAAGAAATCAGGGCTGAGGTGTCGGCGGAGAAGACGCAGCAGCCCTCTGCACCCTCAACGCCCCCCGGCCTTGTCGGTGAGATCGCAGCCTACCACGACATGAAGTCTCGGCACGTCACCCCTCAGTATGGCGTGGTCGCTGGCCTTATTTCCGTCAGTGCGCTGCTCGGCAACCGCTACGTGGTGGACATGCCGAAGTACGACACGAACACCAACTTGTTTGTGGCGATGCTTGGCCCTACAGGCTCCGGCAAGGAGCTGCCGCGTACCATCGTGAGTGAGGTGCTCACCATTGGAGGGATGCAGGACACGGTGAAGGATGTTGTCTCCGAGCCTGCTTTTCACGCCGCCTTGAACCACGACGCTCGGATGACGTGGATGCCGGATGAGTTCGGCAAGCTGCTTCGCAACATCGGCCACAGCGCAGCGCACCACACGTCTGGTATGCTCAAGTTCGCCATGCAGGCTTACGGCATCCACAATGGCGGTATGATCCCAGCTAAGGTGTACTCGAACGCTAAGGATGCGAAGCCAGCCATCGTCAGTCCGTATGTGGTCGCGATGGCGACGACGACCCGGTCCAGTTTCGAGCAGGTCATGTCCGAAGACTTCATTGCGGACGGCTTTCTGAACAGACTGCTTATGGTTGAAGAACCGCAGAGCGTTATGGGTAAGGTCAACGGTACGTCGAAGGCTAAGTTGAGCGATGATGTCCGAGCACGCATCGCCGCTCTGGCCGATAATGGTGCGCTGGAGACATCGAGGGCGGAGGGTAGGAGCCTCCCGCATCCCATGCCTATAGCGGTGTCCAGCGATGCGCTTGCATTGTTTGAGGCGTTCGATGATGAGACGACGAGGGTGCTGGCCACGACCAATGACCCGGCCAAAAGGGAGCTGATGCCGCGTCTTCACGAGAACGCAATACGTGTAGCTGGCGTTTTGGCTTGCGGTGATGGTGATCCGCTGTCGCCAGTGCTCGAAGAGGAGCACGCGGCTTGGGCTATCACCTTCGTGAGGAAGTCTCTGGCGGCCATGATCGAGTTCACTCTCGACATGGGCGGCACCGAGTTCGACAAGGATCGACGCCGGGTTCTTGAGTTTATTCGTGAGCACGGCGAGATGGGGGTCACGGCCCGCGACATCACGCGGCGGTTCAAGCTACAGGCCCGCGATCGAGATGCCGTCATCGAGATGCTGGAGCACGGCGCATACATCGCAGAGGTCAACACCGCCTCCGGCATCACGAAGCAGAGGGTTATCCGTTATGTTGCCGTATAGGTGTCACCGTTGTCACAAGGTGTCACCTACATCAGGTGACACCTTAAAGCCGCGCTCAGTAAGGGATAGAGGTAAGGTGTCACTAAATACATACCATACCCTCCCTACCTATATTTTTGAGCGAACGGGTGGGGGTGGGGGTAGACCCCCCGGTGACACGGTGACACCTTCCCTCAAACCCATAGCCAGTAAGGGATTAAGGTGTCACCTCCCTACTGGTGACACCTTGGTGACAGTGACACCTTTCGAGAGGAGATCGACATGACGTTTAGGGAGTTTTTGAAGCAGACCCATGATGAAATCGTCGCGGTTGGACAGGACCATGAGGGCGACGATGTTTTTTACACGAAGCTCGGTAGGATGGCGTACTTTAAAGGCGGCCCATACGGCCTTGTCGTTGTGGATATGCCCGTCGTGGAGATGCCGAAAAATGCCAAATAGGAACAAGCAACGAGGCTACGAATTGGAGCGGGAGACGGTCCTGTTCTGGCGTGAGAAGAACGCCGAGGTGCAGCGAGTGTTCGGCAGTGGGGCGCATAGCCATGCGGGCGAGGAGTTCGACGGTGATGTGAAACTTGGGCCGTACACCATCGAGGCCAAGCGCAAGAAGAGCGGCTTCAAGTTTTTGTACGACGCGCTGGAGCAGGGCGAGTACGGAACGGACATGCTGGTCATCAGGCAGGATCGCAGCCGACGGCTCTACGTCCTCGAAGAGGAGACGCTCCTTGACCTGATGCGGAAAGCTGGATTACTCTCGACGCCAATTTGAAAAACAAGTTGGATTTTTCAGTGACTGAGAAGAAGCAACGGGGCGGAGCACGCAAGGGCGCAGGTAGGCCGAAAGGCGTGCCGAATAAGATCACGACGGATCTGCGGCAGGCCGTCATCAACGCGTACGACAAGGCTGGCGGCGAGGAGTATCTCGCGGGGCTGGCGCGGGACGAGCCGAAGACGTTTGCCACACTGATGGCCAAGGTCATCCCCAGCGAGAACATCAATCGCAACTACGACATGTCCGCAATTCAGGGTCGCCTAAACGCGGCGAGGGAGCGGGCAGCCAATGCGAACAAGGCGAGGAGCAAAGATGCCAAGCAAGAAAAAACCATACGGCGGCGGGCGTAAGAAGTGAGGCCCGCTGATCACCACTGGAAGCGTCCGCCTCCCGGCCAGTCTGGGCTGTTGGTCTGCGACAAGTGCGGGCAGCGCAAGGTGCCTGACCTCGACAACCCGGACCACCCGGACCATGGCTGCACTGGCCGACCGCAGGACGCCATCGTGGTGAGCCATGACAGCGAATACGATCCAATCACTTGAGGAGGAGCTGGCGGACTTCGTCGGCTCTTGCTACGACGACCCGCTGCTCTTCGTGCGCTCGGCGTTCCCATGGGGGACAGGCAGCCTCGCAGGTTTTGACGGGCCAGACGACTGGGCGGTCGAGTTCTTGACCAAGATCCGCGAAGAGGTCAAGGACCGCGCCTTCGACGGCGTCAACGCTGTCGCCCCGCTCTACTTCTCCACGGCATCAGGACACGGCATCGGCAAGTCTGCGATGGTCTCGTGGCTCATCCTGTGGATTATGTCCACCCGACCGAATTGCAAAGGCACAGTGACTGCCAACACGGCGCAGCAGCTCCGCTCAAAGACGTGGGCCGAGCTGGCCAAGTGGTACAACCTCTGCCTCACGCAACATTGGTTCACGCTCAACGCTGGCTCGATGGGGTCGCTCAACCTCTACGCCAACGCAGCGCCGGAGACATGGCGCGTCGATGCTCAGACGTGTGAGGAGCGCAACAGCGAGGCGTTCGCCGGGCAGCACGCAGCCACCTCGACCAGCTTCTACATCTTCGACGAGGCATCTGCCGTGCCTGACAAAATCTTCGAGGTCCGCGAGGGTGGCCTGTCGGACGGCGAGCCTATGGTCTTCGACTTCGGCAACCCGACGCGTAACACTGGCCGCTTCTTCGAGAACATGCAGGGCAGGCATCGCAACCAGTACGTCAAGACGTTCGTGGACAGCCGCGACGTCCGCATCACGAACAAGGAGTTGTTCAAGCAATGGGCTGAGACGTATGGCGAAGACAGCGACTTCTTCAAGGTCCGCGTCCGGGGCATCTTCCCAGACGCTGGTGCGCTCCAGTTCGTCAACGGTGCCAAGGTCAGAGACTGCGTCAACCGCGCCGTTGTGGTTCAACCTTTCGACCCGCTGGTTATCGGCGTCGATGTCGCACGGTTCGGCGACGACCAGAGCGTCATCTGCATCCGGCAAGGGCGAGACTGCGAAACGCATGAATGGTTCAAGTTCCAAGGGCTGGACACCATGCTCCTCGCGGCCAAGGTCGTCGAGGTAGCCAACAACCTCAAGGCTGACCAAATCTTCGTTGACGGCGGGGGCGTCGGTGGTGGCGTGGTGGATCGGTGCAGGCAATTGGGCCTCGATGTCTTCGAGGTCAACTTCGGCAACCAATCGACTGACAAGCTCTACGCCAACATGCGAGCGCAGTGTTGGGGCAACATGCGCGACGCCATCTACGACGGTGTGCGTCTGCCGGACGACCCTGAGCTGATCGCTGACCTCACTGGCCTTGAGTACGGCTACAACCTCCGCAACCAGATACAGCTCGAAAAGAAGGAGGACGCCAAGAAGCGCGGCATCGCCAGCCCCGACCTTGCGGACGCCCTCGCCTTGACGTATGCCTACCCGGTAGCACCAACGCGCCCCGGCTACAAAGCCGAGGAGCAAACCCAGTCGGAGTACAACCCCTATGACTAACCCGACCTATCGCTACACCCCCGGCATCAACGACTGGAAGGCTGAACGGTATCGCTCGATGCAGTTGGTTGAGCAGACCAACGGCGACTTCGTCAACGTCAGCGACGGCACACCAATGCCGATACGAGAGGTGCCGATCCCCAGCACAGGCAACACCAGCACGACACCGCTGGGCAGTGGTGCGACGTTCTCCGGAGAATGGGAGCAGAACCACGCATCCGAGGTTATGGTCTCGATGAAGACCGACAACCCCGGGACTCTGTACTTCGATTTCAGCAACGACGGCACGAACGCAGACAGCACGTTCCCGGTGCAGGGCTTCCGCGTTGCCGCCAATATCCACGAGTTTCACATTGCAGTGAAGGGGCCGCGATACTTCCGGGTCCGCTTGGTCAACGATACCGGGGCGCAGACGTATCTGCGGCTCTACACCTACTACGGCACGTTCCGCGCACCCAACAATCCGCTCAACCAGAGCATTGGCATCGACAGCGATGGCGCAAGCACGCGCCCGACCAACTTCCAAGACGAAGTGAGGCTTGGTCGCCGCGCTGGCGTCAGTGGCTGGACGACGTTTGGGTATCGCACGGGCCTTACGCAGAGTTTGGGCGAAAGCACGATCTGGGCGGCAAGCGGGAACCACACAATCCTGACCAGCGCATCGACGTTCACGGTCACCTACAACAACGCGACCGACGGTGACGGCACGTCAGGCGCGACCCAGATGGATTTCTATTACATTGACAGCGACGGTTTGCCTGCAATCACGCCGCACACGCTGGGGAGCAGCGGCAGCGATGTGACATCGTTCAGCGGGTTGGGCATCAACCGCGTCGCGGTGTCGGCTAACGGGGGCGCAACGTACAATGTCAACGCCATCACGGTGACGGCTACGACAGGCGGAACAATTCAAGCCATTGTCCCGGCCACGCAGTCGGTCACGCAGCAGTGCATTTTCTTCACCGGGTCGAACCACACTGCGCTGGTTGAAATGGTGAGAGCCAACGTCATCACGGCAACGAAGTCTGCGACCATCCGCATCAATGGCTACGTCTACAACAGACAGCTCAACACGAGGTACGAAATCTATCGTGGGGCCATCTACCCGTCGGCAAAGCTAGACCTTGAGGTGAAAGACCCAATCAAGTTCCAACTGAACGCTACAGACGTGCTGTACTTCACCGCCCTGAGCGACAGCAACAACACCGCAGAGATTAATATGCGGTTCAGCCTTAACCAGTATCAACTCACGTAACCGACTAGACCGCCACAACATCTTGTGGTATACGCGCAAGATGGACGGTATCGTAATCTTCCGCGCTGAGAACACTCACCCCCTCGCTTGGCTTCTGCATAGGGGCCGTCGTCATGTCTGGTGCGCCGTCGAAAGCAGGGAAGGCTGGGTCGTTTACGACTTCTGCAACGGTCGCCCGGAGCTGTTCCACATAACCGACGAGACCGATCTACCCCTCTGGTACGAAGCGCAGGGCTACCAAGTCCTCCACGTACACATCACCGACCACATCCCGTTCAATCCCTTCATGCTCCGCAACTGCGTCTCCATGGTGAAGCACATCATGGGCATCAAGTCGTGGGCGTTGACCCCTCAGCAGCTCTACAAGCATCTGACCAAGGAACATGCCATGAAGTACGCACTCGTTCCCGGCGGTGGAGTGTTCTCCTCGCCTAAACCGCCCGCACCACCGCCCCCGCCACCCCCGCCTCCGGCTCCGCCGAAGAAGGTGGATCCGGCTGTGCGGCAGGCTCGCACCGACGAGAAGAAGCGTGCGAAGCAGGCGGCTGGTCAGGGAGGCACCGTGAAGACGGGCCTCGCAGCCCAGACCCCGGTTGGTGACGCGACCACCACAAAAACCCTATTAGGGCAGTGACATGCCAGAGCTTGGCGGCAAACCAATGGGCGGCACCCTCATCGAGGGCGGCCAAGAGACCAAGAACTACCCGCGCCTTTACCTCATGGACAGCGATACGTCGGTGATCGGTGACCACGAGGTCGGCGCGGAAGTCATGGGTACGGTCAAGGTCCGCATCTCCGAGGTGGGTAAGGCAGCCGACGGCTCCCGCTCCGCAAGCCTCGAAGTCATCGAGATGTACCTCGAAGAGAAGGACAAGCCGACGGCAGCCGAGAAGATGTACCCAAGCGTGGTAGGTGACTGATGGCCCTCCTCGCAACGCCTGAGAACCTGCAGAGCCTTGCGCTGCTCAAGGGCAAGCGAGGGCCGATCATTCGCCGCTACAAGAAGCTGGAGAACGACCGCAGCTCGTGGCGTTCGCATTGGATGGAGCTGACCGACTACCTCAGCCCACGCCGTGGGCGCTTCCTCATCGAGGACAGCCAGAACACCCGTGGCCGCAAGCGCAACAACAAGATCATCGACAGCACAGGCACGCAGGCGCTTCGCACGATGGCCGCCGGGATGATGTCTGGCATGACCAGCCCCGCCCGCCCGTGGCATCGCCGCAAGGTGGCCGACGACGACCTCATGGATCGGGGCGACGTCCGCGAGTGGCTGGCTCAGGTCGAGATGGTCGAACGCGCAATCCTCAACCGCTCCAACTTCTACAACTCGATGCACTCGCTCTACGTCGAGCTGGGCAGCTACGGCACCGCGCCGATGTATCGCCAGCCGTCGTTCGACAGCGTGATCCGCTTCCGCAACTTCACCGCTGGCGAGTACGTCATCGCCGAGGATCACACAGGCACCGTCGATACGCTGGGCCGCTACTTCACCATGACCGTCAGCCAAGTCGTCGAGAAGTTCGTCGTTGATCCGAACGACCGAACCAAGATGAACTGGGACGGCGTGAGTGCCACGACCAAGAAACTCTGGGACGGCCAGCAGTACGACGAGCTGGTCCCCATCATCCACATGATCGAGCCTCGCCGGGCTGGGGACCGCGACTTCACCAAGCGCGACCAGCTCAACATGCCGTTCAAGTCTTGCTACATGGAGTACGCTGGCGACGGCGATAAACTTTTGTTTGAAGGCGGCTATCGTAAGTTCCCTGCTTACGTTCCTCGCTGGGACGTTCTTGCTGGGGATGTGTACGGTCGCTCTCCGGGATGGACGCGCTAGGCGACATCAAGCAGTTGCAGCACCAGCAGAAGCGGAAGGCTCAGGCCATCGACAAGCTGGTGAACCCGCCGATGGTTGCCCCGGTCAACATGCGGGGCAAGCCGACATCGACGCTGCCCGGATCGAATACCTACGTTGACCCCACGCAAGGCACTCAGGGCTTCCAGCCCGCCTACCTTGTCCAGCCGCGCATCAACGAGATGATGATGGACATCCAAGAGGTGCAGGACCGCATTCAGCGTGGCTTCTATGCTGACCTCTTCGCCATGATGATCAACTCCGACCGGAGGCAGATGACCGCCACCGAAGTCGTCGAGCGTCACGAAGAGAAGCTCGTGCTGCTGGGTCCTGTGCTGCAAAGGCTCAACGTCGAGTTGCTCGACCCTCTCCTCGAAGATGTGTTCGAGTTCGCGCTGGAGGCGGGTCTCCTCCCCGAGCCTCCGCAGGCGCTGGAAGGCGCTGAGCTGGACGTCGAATACATCAGCCTCATGGCACAGGCCCAGCAGGCTACGGCAGCATCAGGCATCGAGCGGGCCATGGGCTTCGCTGGCAACCTCGTCTCGGTCTTCCCCGACATCGTGGACAACATCGACGCCGACGAGGCATACCGCCAGTACAGCGACATCCTCGGCGTCAGCCCGGACATCACCCGCGACGCGGAGACCGTCGAGGCCATGCGGCAGGCGAAGGCCGAAGAGGCTCAGCAGGCACAGGCCATGGAGCAGGCTGGCATGATGGCGCAGAACGCCAAGGTGCTCAGCGAGACGGACACGCAGAACCCGAACGCGCTCACTGAGCTGTTGGGTGGTGTCTGATGGGCCGCAAGGTAATGACACAATCCGACGACGAGGCGCAGCTTCGTATCGTCGAAGATCAGGAGAAGGAACTCGAACGTGGACTTGAGGCTATCGTCAATAACAAGGCCGCTCGCTCGTGGCTGTATGATCGCCTCGATACGTTTGGGCATCCTGAAAGTTCAAGTCACGTACCGGGTTGTTCGGACAGCACGGCGTTCAATGAGGGCGCTCGGTCGGTGGCTAACGCATTGCTTCGAGAAATACGGGAACGGTTCCCGAACCAGTATCTGAAGATGCTGGAAGACAACATGTTCGACCAATAGGAGGAGACTATGGCCGAAGAAACCGAGATGACCGAAGACGAAGCCGTCGCTGCAGCCGAAGCTGCAGAGAACGGTGACAATCAGGTCACCACCGAAGAGGTGGACGATACAACTGCCGAGGACGACACCTCTGGGCAGAAAGAGACCAAAACCCTGCTGTCGGATGACGAGGGTGAAGGATCGGATGACGTAGACCCGTCTAGCTACGAGTACACGCCAGCCGAGGGCAGCCAACTCAGCGAGGAAGCCCAAAACATGATCGACGCTTTTAAGGAGCAGGCAGCGGAGATGAAGCTCTCACCTGAGCAGTTTCAGGCTCTCGTTGACTACGACATCAAGCGCGGTCAGGAGGCGTTGGCCGAACAAGCCAATGCCTATCAGGAGCGCATCGCGCAATGGGGCGAACAGGTCAAGGCCGATAAGGAGCTGGGCGGGGACAATCTCGACAGCAATCTGGCCACGATCAAAAAAGTCGCCGACGCCTATGGGGACAAGGACCTGATGAGCCTGATGAAGGCACCGTCAGCCGACAACCCCAACGGCCTCGGACTGGGCAACAACCCAGCCATGTTGCGTTTCCTTCACCGTGTTGGGAAATCACTGGCCGACAGTGAGATCATCGAGGGCGATGGCTTCAAAACCACCGACCGAGATGCGCTGCGGACCATGTATCCGACCATGTTCCAGAACGCCAGCTAAAGGAGATAAATTATGGCTGTGCTTGGCACTGAAAACCCGACCCTCGCTGATTTGGCGAAGGTCACCGACCCGGACGGCTCGATTGCCGACGTGGTCGAAATCCTCAACCAGACCAACGAAATCCTTGAGGATATGACTTGGATGGAGGGGAACCTCACGACTGGTAACCGGACCTCGATCCGCACTGGTCTGCCTTCACCGACCTTCCGCAAAATGTACGGTTTCGTGCAGCCGACCAAAAGTCGTGCAACGCAGGTCACGGACAACTGCGGCATGATGGAAGACTACTCGCAGGTGGATAAAGCCCTCGTCGATATGGCGGGCAATCCGGCTGCTTTCCGTCTGCAGGAAGATCGCCCGCACATCGAGGGCATGAACCAGACGCTTGCGACCAAGCTGTTCTACGGCGACGAAACCACCGCCCCGGAAGAGTTCACTGGTCTTGCACCGCGCTACAACAGCCTCTCGGCTGAGAACGGTGACAACATCATTGCAGGCGGCGGTTCCGGTTCGGACAACGCTTCGATCTGGCTGATCTGCTGGTCGCCGAACACCGTCCACGGCATCATCCCGAAGGGTTCCAAAGCTGGTATCCAGCAGCGTGACCTCGGCGAAGTTACCGTTCAGGACACCGTCGGTACCTCCACTGGTCTGTATCAGGCGTATCGGACGCACTATCGTTGGGACGTGGGCCTCTCGGTTCGCGACTGGCGTTACATCGTCCGCATCGCCAACATCGACCGTTCGCTCCTCACCGTGGACATCTCCACCGGTGCGGACCTGAACGATCTGATGCACCAAGCCGTGACGGAAATCCCGAACCCGGCGATGGGCCGCTGCGCTTGGTACATGGACAAGCAGGTCCTTTCGTTCCTGCGTCGTCAGACCGCGAACGCCGTCAGCAACTCGACGCTGACGACTGACATGGTCGGCGGCACGATGCAGACCTCGTGGGGCGGATACCCGATCCGTCGCGTTGATGCGCTCCGTACCAACGAAGCGACCATCAGCTAACCGCAACGTCCAGACATAAGGAGAATATCTCATGATTATGGACGACCTTCTGGAGTTTGCGGATGCAACCGCCCTCTCCACCTCCGGCACCGGCCTCGCCGCTGTCGGCGACGTCATCGACCTCGGTGCTACCCCGCACGACCTCGGCAATGGCCGTGGCTTGTACTTGGTTATCCAAGTCACCACTGCCGTTACCTCGGCGGGCGCGGCCACCGTCTCGTTCCAACTCGTTTCCGACGGCAGCAGCACGCTGGCTGCCGACGGCACCGAGAGCCTGCACTACGCGTCGGCTGCCATTGGCAAGGCTTCGCTGACTGCTGGCTACGAGCTGGTCATCCCGGTTCCGCTCGAAGGCTCCATTGCCTACGAGCGTTACCTCGGTATTCAGCAGAACGTCGGCACCGCCGCACTGACTGCTGGTGCAATCAACGCCTTCCTGACCTTCGATCCGAAGGGCTGGAAGTCGCTCCCTGACGCCACGAACTAATTCGTGACGTGACCCCCAGACCCGGCGGCTTCATGGTGTCGCCGCCGGGTCGCCCCATCCCTTAGAGGAGTTTTTGAGATGGTTAAGGTAAAGTTTAAGCAGGCGTTCTACGGACCCGATCCCAAGAACCCGCAGAACTCGATCCAGTTTCTGCCGGAGGACAAGCTGCCCGAAGGCAACAACGGGGTCTACGAGTTCCCTGACGACTACCCGCTGCCCACGCTGGACATCGAGATCGTCGAGGGCGAGAGTACGTTCAAGAAGCCAGCCGACAAGGCTCCGCTCCCTGTGACCGAGATCAAGCCGTCGGCTCAAACCAAGGCAGCCAAGAAGAAGGCTGCCGCCAAGGAGTAACGAGGCATGGCGTCGCAGGTTCAAATTGCAAAGCTGGCGCTCCAGCACATCGGTGACAGGTACGACATCTCCGCAATTGACGAGGAGAGCGTCGAGGCTGAACAGGCCAACCTGATCTATGATGATACGCGCAAGGAACTCCTGCGGCGCTTCCCTTGGGGCTTCGCCCTGACCTACCGCACCCCGGCGGCGCTGAGCGTCACGGTTCCAGCCAACTGGGACTATGCCTACCAATATCCGTCGGGGGTGGTTAAGGTTCGGCACATAGAGAACCAAGCCAACCGGAACGACCCGATCACCGACTTCGAGGTCGCCCTACTCGACGACGACACGAAGGTGATCCTCACAGACGAGCAGGACCCCACACTGGCCTGCACGGCGGACATCGAAGACCCCACCCGCTTCGACCCTGAGTTCACGATGGCGTTCAGCTTCCTGCTCGCCGAGCGGATGGCGATGTCGCTGACAGGCAGCCTCGACATCAAGAGCGCCTTGGCTCAGGAAGTGTTGCGCTCTGTTAGCCAAGCGGCGGACACCGACAGTTCGGAGGGTCGTACCCGCGAGACGCCAGAGGCGTCGTGGATTGATGCGAGGAACTAATGGCCAAGCTGATCCAGCCCAGCCTAGCAGGCGGCGAAGTCTCCGAAGCCGTAGGCGCACGGGTCGATCTCGCCAAGTATCAAAGCAGTCTCTCCAAGTGTGAGAACTTCTTTATCCAGACGTCGGGCGGTGCAGCCAACCGCCCCGGCCTCGAGTTCGTGGGTGAAGTCAAGGACAGTAGCGCAGACACCTACCTAGTCCCTTTCGAGTTCAACACCGAACAGACGTACATTCTTGAGTTCGGCAATCAGTACATGCGCGTCGCCGTCGATGGCGGCCTCGTCGTTGACAGCGGGTCGCAGTTCTCGATCTCAGGCGCGACGCAGGCGAACCCGTGCGTGGTGACGGCTACAGGCCACACGTTCAGCAACGGCGACGAGGTATTCATCTCTGGCGTCGTAGGCATGACCGAGCTGAACGGTCGGCAGTTCCTCGTGGCCAACGTGGCCGCCAACACCTTCGAACTGCAGGATAAGGGCGGCACCAACGTCAACTCGACGGGCTACACCGCCTATTCGAGCGGCGGCACCGCCAGCCTGATCTACGAGATTGCCACACCCTACGTGACGGCTGACCTCTCCGAGATCGACTACTTCCAGAGCGCGGACGTCATGACGCTGACCCACCCAGACTACGAGCCGCGTGAGCTGAGCCGCCTCGGCAACGATAACTGGACACTGAGCACGATCACGTTCCAGCCGGACCAGATCATGCCGACGGGCGTGCAGGTCAGCGTGGGGACCGTTGGCTCAGAGACCGACCGCTACATCGTCACGGCCACGAACCGCGACGACGGTGAGGAAAGCCTCGCCGGGTTGAACAACACGAGCGAGACCATCACCGGAGCCACGCAGGCTGACCCGGTCGTCTTGACCATTACAGGACACCCCTACGCCACAGGCGATACCGTCTACATCCAAAGCGTCGGTGGTATGACCGAGCTGAACGGTCGGCAGTTCGAGGTCACGAGCCTCACCGCCAACACCGTCAGCCTGCAGGACGTGAACGGGGACGACGTCGATGGCACAGGCTACGGGGCGTACACCTCCGGCGGCACCGTTAATCGGATGTTCGTCGAAGTCACCAACTCGGCGACCACGCGAAACAACACAATCTCATGGACAGCGGCGGCCAACGCGTCGAGCTACACGATCTATCGCCGGGACAACGGCCTCTACGGCTTCATCGGGAAGAGTGAGACCAGCTCGTTCAGTGATACCAACTTCGACCCGGATACGACGGACACCCCGCCCCGCTCGCGCAACCCGTTCATCGGCACCAACAATTATCCGAGCACTGGCGGCTACTATCAGCAGCGCCGTATCTTCGGCAACTCGAACACCTACCCGCAGCGCAACTGGTTCACCAAGACGGCGGGCTTCAACAACTTCTCAGTCTCCAGCCCAGCGCGTGACGACGACAGCATCATCGCCACCATCGCCGCCTTGCAGGTGAATGAGATCAGGCACTACATTCCGCTCAACGAGCTGATCGTGCTGACCTCTGGCGGTGAGTGGCTGATCAGCGGCATCGACGACGTGATCACGCCTGACGGCATCCAGATCAAGCCGCAGTCCTACTACGGGGCCACGTCGCTCAAGCCTATTGTGGCGGGCGACATCGCCATCTTCATGCAGCCGGGCGAGGTTGTTCGTGATCTTGGCTACAAGTTCGAGACCGACGCCTACGCAGGTAACGATATTTCAATTCTGGCTCGCCATTTGTTCGATGATTACACAATCGTTGGCTGGTCCTTCGCGCAGGCCCCTTACTCGATCCTCTGGGCTGTTCGCAACGACGGGTGCGTCATCGCTCAGACATACCTGCGTGAGCAGGAGATTTACGCGTGGCACCGCCACACCACGCTCGGCGACTTCAAGGACGTAGCCAGCGTGCGCGAGGGCAACGTGGACGCCACCTACTTCATCGTCGAGCGCAAGGTCGGCGGGCGTACCGTCAAGTACATCGAGCGGATGCACGAGCGCGATTACAACGACGACGTTCAGGACGCCTTCTTCGTGGATAGTGGCGTGACGCTGGACAGCCCGCTTACGATCACGGGCTTCACCAACGCGGATCCCGTCGTGGTGACCACGAGCGCGGCCCATGGCTTCAGCAACGGCGACACCGTGGACATCTCCGGGCTGTTCGTCGAGAACGCCACCGCGAACAAGGGCTACTCGCTCGACACCGACATCAACGGTCTGGGCTACACCGTGGCCAACGTGACCAGCACGACGTTCGAGCTGCAGAACAACGGCGTTGACGTGGACGGCACGAGCTTCGGCGTCTACTACAAAGGTGGGCAGGTCCGCAAAGCGGTGACCACGGTCCCGAACCTTTGGCACCTCGAAGGCCGCACCGACGTCAGCGTATTGGCCGACGGCTTCGTCTTGAAGAACCAGACGGTCAGCAACGGCACCATCACCCTGACGGAGGCGGCCAGCCGGATCCACGCGGGGCTGCCGTACACCTGCGAGATCGAGACCCTGCGATTGGACGCACCCGGCGGGGAAACGATCCAAGGCAGGGCCAAAAAGATCGCCCGCCTCACGGTTCGGCTCGACCGATCTCTGGGCTTTTGGTCTGGCGTCTCGCGTAATAAGATGCGCGAAGCCAAGTTCGGGGTGCCTGCCTTGTTGGGTCAGGCCCCCGATCTGTATACCGGAGACAAAGACGTGACGCTGCCGCCGGATTGGAACAAGGACGGGAAGTACATCGTGCAGCAGCGTGACCCGCTGCCGCTGACGATCCTCGGCCTGATCCCCGACGCCACCGTGGGGGGCAACTGATGCAGTACCAGACAGAAACCTTCGATGCGGTCATCACCGAAATCCAGCCGCTCCTCCAGAAGCACTGGGAGGACGTCGCGCTCAATCAGGACAAGGTGAAACTGAACCCCAACTGGAGGGCGTACCAGTTCCTTGAGCGCGAGGGCGCGTTGCACATCACCACGGCTCGCAACAAGGGTAGGCTCGTGGGGTACGTCATCTACCTCCTGAGCAACTGGCTGCACTACAAGGAAGAGGTTTTAGCTGACGGCGACATTTTCTGGCTTGATCCCGACTACCGCAAAGGCATGACAGGCGTTCGCCTTCTCAAAGAGGCTGAGCAGTCCCTGATCGCACGCGGGGTCACCGCCATCAGCAATAAGGTCAAGCTGCACAAAGACGTCGGCAGGGTATTCGAGCGCCTAGGCTACACGCCGATTGAGCGCGTCTATATGAAGAGGGTGGGCTAATGGCAGTTGCAACTGCAGTCGCCAGCATCGCCAGCACCGCTGTCGGCGCTTTGGGCGCTTATCAGCAGTCCAAGGCTGCCGAGGCACAGGCTGAATATCAGGCAGGCATCGCTCGCAATAATGCGATCATCGCGGAGCAGAACGCCACCCGCATCGAGCAGGAGAAGGGCGTCGCCGAGGACGAGCAGCGGGAACGCATTGCTCGGACCAAGGGGTCAGCGAAGGCGGCTCTGGCTGCCAACGGCCTGCTCGTGGACGACACCGATGACAGCACCGCGCAGATGATCATGCAGGACATCGCCGCTGAGGGGGAATACGACATCCTAAGATTGCGCGATAAGTACGACGCAGAGGCCCGTACAGCGCGTTTGCAAGGAGACCAGTACGATGCCCAAGCAGGGCTGTTCCAGCTACAGGCGGACGCCCAGAAGCCCCTGATGGCGGCTACAGGCACGCTCCTCGAAGGGGCCAGTAGCGTCTACGGGTCTGGTAAGACCGCTGGTTGGTGGAGTTAGATATGGCACGAGTTCCAACAGTAGGCGAGCGCGGTCAGGCGGTCGGCACCGTCCAGCAGGCTGAGGCGCGTAATCAGTTCCAGTCGATGCAGACGAACGCCGACATGTTCGGCGCTGCTCAGGGCCGCTCGCTGCAGCAGGCCAGCGCGGGCCTTAATGGCATCGCTGCCGCCTTCAAGCAGAAGGCCGAGGACGACGACAACCTCGTGATCCTTGAGAACGATAACGCGGCGGACGCTTTTAAGCGGGATTTGATGCACAACGCCGAGACGGGCCTTCTGACCCGTCAGGGCAAGAACGCCGTGGGTATGTCCGAGGAAGCCGCCCGGCGGTTCGACGAGTACGCTGCGTCCCTCCCACAGCCGAAGACCCAAGAGGGGCGGCTCGCGCAGCAGGAGAAGCTGCTCAAGATGAAAGCCGTGATGCTCAACACGGCGTCTACGCATGAGCGCACGCAGGTTGAGGCATACAAGACAGAACAGATCGAGACGTCGCTGGGCAATCACCAGCAGGAGATGGGAACGGCCTACTCGGACCCGGTCGCTCTGGCGAACGCGGAAAAGGGTATCCGGGCGGAGGCGGAGACACTGGCCGCCCGACGGGGTATGAGCGACGAGGCCAAAGAGGAGTTCGTTGAGGCCAGCGTTAGTAAGGGCTACGCCGACGCCATTGACGCCGCGCTGGCGAACGAGGACTACGCCACTGCGGAGCGCCTGCTCGACGAGAACAGCGGTAAGATGCAACCCGAAGACCGGGACGCCGCCAAGGAGGCTGTGGCCACAGGCACAGTCCTTGGGTACGCCCAGAAGGAAGCCGACCGTATCATGAGCCAACGCGGCTTGAGTGGCCCGGAGCGCCTCGCATTGGCACGGCAAGAACCCGACCCAAAACGCCGGGAAGAGTTGGTGGCGATGGTCAAAACCCGCGTCGCTGAAGAGGCGGCCTTCGAGGATAAGGCGCGGCAAGATCGCTTCGACGCCGCCTCTAACGCCGCACGGAACGGCCAGCCGGTCTCTGAGCCGATGCGCCGGGGCTTGACCGCACGGCAGAACGCTTACATCGACGACGTCGCCGAGGAGCAGGCGCTACGCGCAGCAAACCCAAACTACACGCGCCCCACGCAGGAGGCGGCTCTCGAAGAGATCAACGCCCAGCAGGGGGCTGATCCTACGTGGCTGCAGACGATGCCGTTCGCCGACCTGCGTGATGGTTACAAGATGCGCCTTAATCCGACAGACTGGCGTAACCTCCAGAGTGATTGGCTGGAGGCACAGAACGACAAACGCGCTGCCGCTCAGGCCATCGCCGACGCCAAGGAAGAGGCCGCAGACTATTCAGGCTTCGAGCCAAACACGCGCATCAGGGAAATCCTGCAAGCTGTCGGCGCAAGCGAGGAGGAGGTGGCCCCGAAACATGAGAGGTTCACTGCCTTCCGCTCTGAGTTCGATGCTAGGATCGCTTCCTTGGCCGGGGCGGGTATCAAGATCACTCCTATTGTGGAACAGGATGTCCTCAAACAGATGGCAGCGGAGAGGATCAACATCGACGATGAGGCAGTCTTTGCTTTCCGGGCTGACCCCGACCAGCGCAGAGAATACGCCCGTGAAATCTTTAACGGACGCCGCAACTTTCGAGAGGCCGACAGACTGGTGCAGGACTTCGATAACATCCGCAACGAGTTGGCCATCATGGGGATGCCCATGACTTCAATCCGAGAAGCCTACAAAGCCCTTGTCAGGAATGGTACTACTCAGCCCACCCTAGACGAGATCATGGAAACCATCCGATATAATGCGGGGTCTTGATGGAGTTTAAAGTACCTTCGACGATCACCCGTGACGAAGATCGTCGAGATCCGCTAACTCAGCAGACCACACCCGCGCCTCGTCGCGGGCCGCGCCTTGTACCGCAGGCGGACGCAACCGTGTCTGACTTCAAAGTGCCAGAGTGGATACGCACGGACGCGCAGATTGAGCAGGTCAAGCTCGACGACGCTATGGCGCACAACCCGACGCAGTATGCGGACGACAAACGCCGTGCGCGGACTACTGGCTTGCCCCTGTCCATTGTTCAAGAGAATGAGCCGCTCCAGCAAAAGCTGGCTGGGGCCAACCTGCGCCGTAAATTGCGAGACACTGACTTCGCCGCTCGCTGGTTTGGGCAAGGCGATAACGCCCGCCTGACCCATGACGTGGTGGACGAGCTAGTTGAGGCAGACGGCACCGCCGCAGCCGTGGCTCGTCCCGACTACAATGACGAGGAGCAAAGCTGGGTGGAGGCCACGTCGCTGGCCATCGGAGAGCGGGCTATCCGGCTAGGCGGGTTGGTCACCCAGTTTGGCGCGACACTTGACGAGGAGATGTTCGGCAGTACCCTCAAGGACGTTGCTATGGAGCTGGAGGCGGCGCTGCCTCTCGGTTATATCCAGATGGGCGACGAGCAGGGAGTGCCGCCCGACGCGCTGTTGCTAATGGAGCTGAATGGCACCAAGTTCTACCACGTCCCGTCTAGCGCAGACCGGCAAGAGAAGTACGCGGCCAGCACGGACAACCCGCTGGCCGATGTAGGGGCCGCGCTGTCAGAGTTTGAGATCGGCGACCAAATCGACGAGCGGGCAATGGAGCAGGTGTGGAACGACAACCCACTGGCCATTATCCCGTGGGCTACCCAGCAGGGACTGGCATCGGCAGCGGACATACTGGGCGTGGTTCTCTCTCTGCCGATCTATGCGGCAGCCCGCGCCACCGAGATGGGTAACGAGCGCGGCAGCTTCGAGGGCAGGGACCGCGCCGCCATGACCGACATCATCGAGGCCGCTCCGACAGCTATCGCGTCGGCGGCGCTTGAGCGGTTTGCTGGTAAGAAAATCCTCGGCATTAGCGATGACCTTGCCGCTCCGACGATCCTCGGTATCCTCGGCGCTGCCGGTAAGGGCGCAGCAATCGAGGCGGCTACCGAGGCGGGGCAGGAGACCATCGAATACTTCGGCACCCGCATTGGCACCATCGAAGACGTGTCAGCCAAGGAGGCGACGGAGATCGCGTTTCAGGCTGCCGTTGTTGGCGGCATCTTCGGCGGCGACGTCCGGTTGGTGACGGCTACAGCTCAGGCTGGCTTGGAGGCCCGCCGTTCCAAGACGCGCACCGAGGCAGTCCGCAACATGAACGCGGCCAACCCTAGCCTACGAGCACGAGACCCAGAGACCTTCGCAAACTTCCAGTCTGAGGCGCTCCGCGCCCAAGGGGTCGAGGACGTCCGCGTTAGTGCAGACGGCATCAACATCCTGATGCAGGAAGTCGGGGGACGAGAAGAGGCAATTCGTCAAGGGTATGTCACCGGGGCGTCCGCGACAGAAAGTGAGCTTGGCGGCAACGGCGTGCAGCTTTCTCTGGAGAAGTTCTGGTCATTGCCGCAGGAGACAATCGAGAAGCTGGCTCCGCATGTGGCTTTCAATGCTGCGGAGCTTACAGAGGCTGAGGCTGTGGATGTGGCCGAGGTACTCGCAGAACAAAATAAGGCAGACTTTCAGGCCGCCGTTGACACCATGCGTGAGACGGTCACCGAAGACGACGCCGTTTTCCAACAGGTTTATGACCAGCTCATTTCCGAAGGTACTGCTTTTAGCGGTGACCCAAACGCAGCCACCGCAGCAGCGGAGCAGATGGCCGCCGCCTTCCGCGTCTTGGCTGAGCGATCCGGTAAGTCTGTTGAGGAGCTTGCGGGCAAGTTTCTGCCGACTATCCGTAAGGAGACCCGTATTCCTATTGGACCTGCTACTTTCGAGCAGGCCACGCAGGGCTTCGTCGATGACGCTCCCGCCGAGCTACAGGCTGCCGCTCAAGCGCGCATGGCGGGGGAGATTACGCAGGCCGAATACGACGCGCAGGTCAACGCGTTTAAACCCATCCTGCCGTATGAGAGTGTCCCGACCCCGGCCAGCGAAGACAAGATGCGGGCCGCCCTGACAAAGGGCCAGCAGGGGCGCGTGGGAAAAGGGATCGAGTGGCTGGGTAAACTCGTTGGCCTCCGGCTCGACATCCCGGCGTACACTCGTCACGACACTTGGGTGCCGACAATGCACGACCCGGCGGGCAAGCCGGTCGCGCACGAGGCCGCCGCAAAGATTACAGGCGCGACCTTCACACAACCCGGCGAGAGCGCCGAGCGCAAGGCAGCGAAGGTCGGCGCTGAGGGGGTCAGCAAGTCTCCCTTCGCCCAGATCAACGGCACCCTCCAGTCGGTGGACCCGGACACCCTAGTCGCCGAGATGGAGGCCGCGCTCAACGATCCGGCATGGACGCAGGTCGGCTACGATCCGCGCCGTCACACATTCTTCTACGACCGCAAGACCCAGCGCCCGGTGCTCAGCGCCGACGAAGTCATTCAGGTCGGCCCTCTGGTGTTGGCCAAGAACGCTCAGTTTGGCAGCGGCGCTGACTTCCTGTTCCAGACTGCCGAGGCCCCCATGACGGAGCGCAAGCAGAACCCGCAGGTCGCTGACGGAAACAAGCACGGCCTGATGCCCTACCTGCGCGACTGGTCCGAGGCAGAGCCGCGCCGCGCCAAGAAACAGGCCGTCGTCCAGAAGTCGAATAACAAGAACGCCCGCAGTGAGCTGGACAAGGTGGACGAGGTTCTCGCTATGAACCCGGACGCGCACACCAGCGTGCGGGCGTGGAAGCAGATGATGGCGGATGCCTATGGCGAACAGGACGTGCCCATCGCTCCGTATCGTTTCATTGAGGAGATCAACAGTAATGGTGTGGTACAGAACCTGAGCCGACTGTCCGAGGGCCAGATCGCCGACGCCGACCACGGCTTCGAGAACGCCCGCGATTTCCGCGAAGCGTACACGTCTGGCAAGCTGGGCGTCGAGACCACAGGCAAGCTGTTTCTCTGGTCTTTCCTGTCTCGTGGCGTCAGTCCATATACGCAGGAAAGCCTGTTCATTGACGCCTTCCCCGGCATCGACAAGTGGATGGCGCAGGCAGCGGCAGGCGAGTTCGACGTCAAGGGGTACACCGAGTGGGCCAAGTCCGTAGCGCCGAAGGGTAGTGGGCAGCCGGGAGCCGGGGCCACGCACAACCTCAACGCCTTCGGGAAGGACTTCCTCGTCAAGATGTCACAAGATGTCGGAGATGGGCGCTCGAAGTTGCAATATCTGCACGACCTCATGTCCGATCCGGCCACCACAGGGAAGCAGGTCCGCCGAGAGTTCGCCGCCATCGGAGAAGGCGTGGGTATCGACAACAAGGTGGTGTCGTTCACTCTTCTCGTGGCCGGGTACAATGATGTCATGGTCCTTGACCGCGTGCAGTTCCGCCAACTCTTCAACGACGGGCGCTACGACGGGGTCAATTTGTATGACGGCTTCAAACAAGAAGGGGCCGTGGTCACCGGCTCCGGCTTCGCTAAACAGGGGGACGGCGTCCGAGGCATCCTGATCTACGAGGCCATCGAACGCGCCATCGAGGCGCGGATCGACGACATCTATCGCCAGCTCGGGCGAGAAGGGCAAGGAAGTGTTGGGCGCTACCACTGGGAAACGTGGGTGGCGGATAGCCAGCAGGAGGCCAGCCACGGCAGCCTTGCTGCTATCCTGCCCGACGCGCTGGGCGCAGCGAACGCCATCAACGAGGTATCCGCCAAGCAGGGTGAATACGGCAACTACGCCTATGGCGCTCGGTACGGCGTCACAGGAGACGGCATAAGTCACTTTACATACTCGACCCCGTCTGGTAAGGTATGGATATTCACGGTCCCGCAGTTTGTTGAGTTCCAGCAGGAGATCAAGAAACCGAAGAACGGGGTCGTCCCCAAGAAATTCAAGGTAACGGAGGCAGGCAATGCCCCTTGGTACAACCAAGAACAAATTGATACCGAAGCCCTCGACCGCGTCGCCGCCTCCCTCGCAGAAGGAGAGGCAGGAGACCGAACGGGAACTGTTCGCCGGAATGGCAAAGACGAAGACCTTTCCGCTGGATCTCCAGCCGATCAAGCCAAACTCCTCTTCCAGCTAGAAGCGCCGTCTCTCCGCGCCCTCTTTGAGGCAGGGGCCGACTTTGACCGGCTCCTGAGCCACCCCGATGTAGTGGCTGCATTGGAGCAAATGTACTCGATCCCGATCACTAGTGAGCGGGATGGGTACATGTCCGAACCGTGGAAGCGCGGACGGCTTTACAACAACGGCATTGTTGGCTTCGACGCCGTCGTGGAGCGTATGGTCGAGAACACGGCTGGACATACCAACGAAGTCCTACAAGGCAATGAAGTCCACATCGTGCTCGGCCCCCCGGCGTCAGGCAAATCCAGCGCGATTGCGGAGCCGTTGGCTGAGGCTATCGGCGCTCGGGTTGTCGATAGTGACGACGCCAAGAAACTGATCCCCGAGTTCCAAGGGGGTGTCGGGGCCAACGCTGTGCATGAGGAAAGCTCCGCTATTACCGAAGAGGCGCTGCGCCGTCTCCTGCCTACACAGGACAACCTAGTTCTGCCTCTCGTCGGGGCCAACCTCGAAAGTATGCGGAAGCGGGTCAAGGCCCTCAAGGCAGCGGGCAAGACGGTGTACGTTCACAATATGGGGCTGAGCCTAGACGAAGCGCACCGCCGCAACATCGGGCGCTTTATATTCAGCGGAAGGTTGGTTCCGCCGCAGTACCTAGAAGGTGTTGGCGTCAAGCCGTCAGCGACTTATACTGCACTGTTAGAAGAAGGAGACGCAGATGGCTACGCAGACTACAACAACGAAGTCCCCATCGGCCAGCAGCCGGTCCTCAACGCTCAAGAAGGCGTTGAAGTCGCTGCCAGCTATGCCGAAGAAGCTGGCGTTGACCGAGGACGCGACGGAGATGGCGCTCGACCGGGCGCTGTCGAGCAAAGGCTAGAGCAACAGGCACGCGGGTCTATCGACTTCCGCGACATGCAGGACATCGTAATCCGCCTCTATGAGGCGGAGAACCTGTCCACGTTCCTGCATGAGAGCGGCCACCTGTACCTTGAGATGCTTGGCACTCTGGCCTCTGAGCCAGACGCCGCTCCGCAGCTACAGGAAGATTTCCAGACTATCCTTGATTGGTTTGGCGTCGATAGCCGAGAGCAGATTGGCGTCGATCAACACGAGAAGTTCGCCGAGACTTTCGAGGAGTACCTCCGAGAGGGCAAGGCTCCTAGCCCCGCGCTGGAGCGTGCCTTCCGTAAGTTCATGGCGTGGCTCACCACGATCTACAAACGCGCCACCAGTATCGGCAAGCGGCGTGAGCTGACACCAGAGATCAGGGACGTCCTCGACCGCCTGCTGGCGACGGACGCAGAGATCGAGAACGCACGCGTCATGGCCAACCTCGTTCCGGCCTTCAAGGACTTCGAAGCCAGCGGCATGACCGAGGAGGAGTACACCGCCTACGCTGAAAGCTATCAGAACGCGCAGCAGGCGGCGCAGGCTGAGTTGATCCAAGAGACGTATGCCGAGGTCCGCCGTGAGCAGCAGAAGTGGTGGAACGAGGAGCGTGCGAAGGAGGAGGAGCTTGCTCTCCAGCGCCTAGATGCCGACCCCGTATGGCAGGCGCGGTATTCCCTCCAGACCGGAAACCTACCGTCCGGCGCTCCTCGTGCCGACGAGCGCCCGCATGTGAAGCTCAACAGCAAAGCAGTCGGAGACCGCAGCCTTCCGGGGGGAACTCGGATTATCAGCAAGACTGGCTCAGAGCCGGAAGCGGTAGCGCAGGACTTTGGGTTCGATAGCGCAGACCATCTACTGACTGAGCTGGAGAACATGCCCAAGGACGTTAACGGCAAGTTCCACACCGCCCAGTCGTTCGCCGCAGAGCAGGCGCAAAAGATCATGCTGGATCGCTACGGCGATCTAACCGATCCAGCCCGTCTCGCTGACGAGGCTATGATTAAGGTTCACTCGCAGCAGCAGTCTCAGGTTCTGGGGCGTGAGCTGGAGCATCTCGCTCGCTTGTCTAATTCTAGCCGCCGGGTGAACAACAAAATCCTCAAGGCTGCTGCTCGCCGCATGATTGATGAGAAGACGATTGCCGAGATCGAAAGCCCGACCAAGTTCCTGAACGCCGAGCGCCGTGCCGCGATCAAGGCCGCCGAGGCTATTGCCAAAGGCGACCCTCAGACAGCCTTCAAGTACAAGACACAGCAGATCCTGAACTTCCACTTGTACCGGGAAGCCCGCGACGCCCGCGCCAAGGCCGACAAGATGACGGCCCAGCTTCGGAAGTACCAAACGCGAAAGCTAGACCCGAATAAGGTCCACCCCACGTTCATCAAAAAGCTCAAGGAGCTAGTGGCCGACATAGACTTCCGGGGGCCGCTGGCCGGAGAGCGCATTGCTCGCCTATCCACTGAGACGTTGCAGGCGTGGGCAGAGGAGCAGACCAAGGAGTTCGGTGCGTCGTTCCATATCGCCCCAAATCTCGAAGACGCGTTGACCAAGCCCAACGTCCGCTCGATGAAGCTGTCCGAGCTGGAGGGGCTGCACGATACGGCGAAGTCGATCTACACCCAAGGACGCCGGTATTCACAGGCCGAGCAGGCACAGTTCAAGAGCCTCGCGCAGAACATGGAGGTCAGCGTTGACGCCAACGCCATGTCGTCCACAGAGGATAACATTGACCCCGATTGGTGGGACGGCATCAAGGGCTATGGCCGACAGTTCATGGCGTCCATGCGTACCATCTCCAGCCTAGCCATCGAGCTGGACGGCGGGGATCGCGGTATTGTATGGCGTGAAATATACCAGCGCGTGAAGCAGGCAGATGACCGATACAATGATCGGGCGATGCGGGCGGGCCGAGAGATCAATGACATCTTCAACGAGTACACCCTCGAAGAGAAGATGCGCTTCTATCGCAAGGAGTTTATCCCCGAGCTAGGCCGTTCGCTGTCCCTAAATGCACGGCTGGCCGTAGCCCTGAACATGGGCAATGCAGGCAACGTGGAGGCTCTACGCAATACCTTCACCGACGCCCAGATCCGCGCAATCGGGGAGAGCCTCACCTCCAAGGACTGGGACATCGTCGAGAAGCTGTGGAAGCACATCGACGGCTACTGGCCCGAGCTGTCGGCGCTGGAAGAAAAGACCACCGGCGTCAAGCCAGCGAAGGTGTCTCCGTCTCCCTTCACGATCAAGACCGCAGAGGGTAACACTCGCACCATCGCTGGCGGGTACTACCCGCTGGTCGGTGACCCGAAACAGGGGCCGAAGAACAAGGCCGACTTTGTCGAGGCCAACTCAATCAACGGATTTATGAACGGGGGCCGCGCCAAGGCGAACACGAAACACGGTTCGACCATTGAGCGGCAAGGCTTCGGAAAGGCCAAGAAGGTGTGGCTCGATGTCGCCGTCCTCTTTAACCATGTCGATGGGGTGATCAAAGACGTCGAGATGCGTGAGGCCGTCATGGATGCCCACCGCATTATCTCCAGCGACGAGTTCGCTGGGGCCGTGCGCCGAGCCAAGGGAGGCGACCCCGCCTACCACGAAGTCTTCCAAGACTGGCTCAAGCAGACGGTACAGGGCGCACCAATAGCCACAGATTGGATGGAGAAGGGCGTCAACTATTTCAGGACCGGAGCGTCTATCGCCGAGATGGGCCTCAGCCTGCGAACAATCCTCCAGCAGCCGCTCGGCCTCGCCTCTTCAATGGCGCTGGTAGGCGAGAAATATATGACCATCGGCACCGGGAAGTTTTTGCAGGACCGGGGGCAGGCGGTGCGCGAAGTCATGGAAATGAGCAGCTTCATGCGGAACCGGGCGGCCACGTTCAACCGCGATGTTCGAGACGCACAAGGCCAGCTCGGCCTTACCGGCCTCAAGACACCAGTTATCAACTTCTCGTTTAAGGGTATCCAGATGCTCGATATGGCGGTCTCGGTGCCGACGTGGCTGGGTGCATACCAACAGGCCATCGACAACGGGTCCAAGCCGCAGGACGCAGTGGACATCGCAGACGACGCCGTTAGCCGGTCTCAGGGCACCGGGATGCCGCGTGACTTATCCAGCATCCAAGGGGGAGGGGTGTGGAAGCGGCTATTCACGATGTTCTATTCGTATTTCAACGCGTACCACAACCTGCAATCCAACCTGTACAAAGACGCCCGCAGGGAAATGTCAGCGGAGGGGTGGCTGCGCTTTGGTCGTCAGCAGCTATGGGTCACCGTGCTACCAGCGATGGTCACGGCGGCCTTCTTCGGACCCGGCATGGCGGAAGACGAGGACGACTGGCAGGATTACCTCCGTTATTATGGGGGAGCGACCTTGGCCAACGGATTTTCCGGGTTGATCTTTTTGCGTGACGTGGCCAACGCCATCAACACGGGCTTCGGCTATCAGATCACCCCGGCGCAGAACGCTCTGGGATCACTCGCTAACCTCGCCAAACAGCTCGGCCAAGGAGAGGCGGACGCGGCTCTGGTTCGCAGTATCCTGCTCGCCATTGGCTACCTCGGCCATGTTCCGGGTATGCGTACCGTGGCACGCGGAACCGGCTACGTATGGGAAGAGGGGGCGGATGAACTCGACACATTCGACGGCTGGTGGCAGCTTCTTGTTACCGGACCCAAGGACTAGCGCGGAAAGGCCTTTTGGTGTATACGACTGAGAACGCAGGAGAAGCGGCATGACGGTCCCTAATCAGGACGGGCGTACTGGCCCATACAACGGGAATGGCAGCACTACGGTGTTTGCCTATGACTTCCTGATCCTCGACGAAAGTCATATCGTCGTGACGCTTACCAGCTCGGCTGGCGTCGAGACGACGCAGACGATCACAACGCACTACACCGTCTCCGGCGTGGGTAATTCCAGCGGCGGTAACGTCACTATGCTGACGGCCCCGGCTTCTGGTGAGACGCTGACCCTGACCCGCGATGTGCCGAAGACCCAGCTCACCGACTACCAGAACCGAGGTAGCTTCCAGCCCAACACCGTTGAGACCGCCCTCGACAAAGTCACCCAGATCACGCAGGACATCGACGAGGTTCTGGCGCGGACGCCTAAGTTTCCGGTCAGCTCCACCGAGACCGATGTCGAGTTCCCGGCCACCTTGACCGCCGACGCCGTCATCAAAGTGAACACGGCTGGAGACGGCTTCGAGAACGGCCCGACTACCACACAGATCAGCAACGCCGAGACCAATGCTACCAACGCTGCGGCCAGCGCAACATTAGCGCAGGACTGGGCCAGCAAGACAGACGGTATTGTAGCTAGTACAGACTACTCCTCCAAGGCGTGGGCCATTGGCGGCACTGGCGTAGACGGCGCTGCAAGCGGTGGCGCGGCCAAGAATTGGGCCACTAAGACCGATGGTACTGTGGATGACACAGAGTATGCAGCTAAGGCATGGGCTATCGGTGGTACGGGTGTTACGGATACTGCATCAGCGGGTGCTGCTAAAGAATGGGCGACTGCGGCAGAAGATGATCTGGTTGACGGGTCTGAATACTCTGCCAAGCACTATTCTGCTAAGGCGTCTGCACAGGCTACAGCGGCACAGGCATCAGCTACGGCAGCAGCGGCGGCAGCGGCATCAAACCTTGTCTCTAAGGTCTCTGAGAAGGCTACAGACTACACCATCGTAGCGGATACGGATGACGGCACCTTCTTCATTGCGGACAGCTCAGGCGGTAATGTTGACTTCGACCTCCCCTCCATTGCCACGGCTGTCGAGGGTGAGCGTTATGTCTTCTTCCGGTCCTCTGCTTCCAACTCCGTCACCCTAACCCGGAACGGTTCAGACACAATTAACGGCGTTGCCGGTACGTACACCATGAACGCAGTCGCCTCTGACTGTATCCTCGTTGTGGCTGATGACGCATCCCCGGACAACTGGGTTGTCGTCCCTTGGGCGCAGGTGTCCGCTGACGGCACCACCATCACCAAGACAGGATCCACCATCTCCATTGCGGACAATGGTGTCACCCCTGAAAAGGCACAGGGCGAGATCAACGCGCAGACCGGCACGACCTACACCCTCGTCCTGACCGACGATCTCAAGACCGTGACGATGACCAATGCCTCGGCCAACACCCTGACGATCCCGGCCAACAGTTCTGTGGCCTTCCCTACAGGCGCGAGGCTGGATGTGTGGATGCTTGGCGCGGGAACTACCACGATCACTGGTGATACAGGCGTGACGGTGAATGGTGTCTCTGCCGGGTCTGGTGCAATCGAGGCACAGTACAATGCCGTGTCGCTCCTCAAGACTGCAACGGATACTTGGGTGGTAGCGGGTGCCATCGGGACGGTAGCCTGATGTTTCACGTTGCTCCTGCTGGTGCACTCGGCGCGGGCGAAGGCTACGTCGCTGAGAACGCCGGGCTGTTTGACGGGGCCGGATACGGCTCTCGGACACTGAGTGGCACCCCGACAGATCAAGACGTATTCACGGTCCGTATCATCACAAAGCGGGGTGAACTTGGTGCGGTTAACTACCTGTTTTCCGCTGGTCCCGGCTCGACGACTACTGAGGACTTCATCGGCTTCGACGCGAGTGACCGGATTTTTGTCCGCTTCGCTGGTACGACCCGGATGGTCACGACTGCCGTCTTCCGGGACCCGACAGCCCACATGGAGATTGTGCTTGCCTGTGACTACGGCGCAAGCGGCTCGGACAAGGCCAAACTGTACGTCAACGGTGTCGAAATCACGGCGTTCTCCACGGACACGCGATCCTCGATTACAACGACCAATCAGAAGTTCAACACCAACACGCCGCACCACATTGGCGCAAGCGCACCAAGCCCGGGAACCTCAGAGTACGAGGGCTACATCAGCGAAGTGTCGATGGTGGACGGGACGCAACTCACACCTTCCTCGTTTGGCGAGACCGACAACTATGGCAACTGGTTGCCCAAGAACCTCTCTGGCCTGACGTTCGGCACCAACGGCTTCTGGATCAAAGACCCCTCGACCGGCACTGACAGTTCCGGTAATGGGAACGACTTCTCGGTCACTGGAACCATCACGCAGGTGTCCGACACGCCGACCGACAGCGTGAGCAAGGGCGTCGGCAACTTCGCTACGTGGAACCCGTTGCACTACGGTTCGCGTACCTCGTCCGTCACGTTCTCCAACGGCAACCGGACGATCAGCAATTCCGGCGCTTCCGCCGATAGCATGGTCTTGGCTACGCTGGCGATTGACGCCTCGCTCGATACCTACTTCGAGGTCGAGACGGCGAGTGGTGCGAGCCTTCCGGCCTATGTGGGCATCTGCAAGCTGACCGACCTTTCGTTCGACAAGAGCGCCAACCCTTACACGAACGGGACGCTGACGAACTACGGCTATCGGTCCTCGTCTGGTAATCTCTTGACGGACAGCGTGGGTGAGGCCGGCACCGCCTACGGCGCGTCATGGACTGACGGCGACCGGATCGGCGTTCGTCTCAACGCGGGAACCCTGACCTTCTACAAGGATGGGGTCTCCCAAGGAACCGCTGCGACCGGCATCACCGGCCTTTGGTTCCCTATGTTCATCGGCGGCGGCGGCACATGGAACGCGACCGGCTACTTCGCGGACGACGTTATCACGAACATGCCGAGCGGGTCGAAGTCCCTCGCCACGCAGAACCTTCCCGAGAGTACGGCGAAACGCTCCGATGTATTTGTCGATGCTTACGACACGGAAACCAATATCGAAAGCACTCTGGCGGCTGCACGATCTGCATGGACCGGCGCCTATGTTGACTTTTACTTCAACCTCGATGGCACAGAAGACAACATTACACAGTTCAGTCACGATGGTTCAAATGAACACGCCTTCGGCACAGGCAGTCATGCGCATCAAGCCCGATCAACTCTGAGTGGGGCAAATAACTGGGGGGCGTTTTCATTCCAGCATGACGGCACGAATGTCGTGATCGGAGCGGTCTCCCACACCAACGGTGCAGATACGACTGTCACGACAAACCACGGCAACGCGAATTGTGTTGTGATGTTGTTCGAGCGTTCAACGACACCGATCCCGTATTTTCATCCGGCGTTCACATCCGGCGATCTTTGTTATCTAAGTGTAGCGAGCGGAGAGACGCTGGACAGCGCCATCAAGAATGTTGGCGCAAACTCTTTCGACATTGACACAGGCGAAGCTAGCGGGACGTATGACTACATTGTTCTCGTCGATGGTCTGATCATCAACATTCGTCAGCACGAGGGCAACAACAACGCCGATGGTTCTGTCATTCACACAACAGGCACCCCCCGGCTCTTGATCACCGAGGATTATGACAGCGTACAGAACACCACTCTAGTTGGGTTGGGCATCTTTAATCAGACTTACAATTCTGTCGATGACTACTATCGCCTTGATCTTGATAGTGCTGATGTTGCGACGGCTGATATGGCAGATTTCAACGCGCATTGCATAAAGTGCAGAAACACCAACGGCAAGATTAATGGTGCTGCGAGTTTTGCTGACATCGTGATTTGTGATCCTCCACCGAAGGGGCGGGGCCAGTCGCGAGGTGTCCCCCATGCTTAGTGTCTGGCTCCTTATCGCCTTCACTGGCGGCATCCTCCGCGTTATCGACGGGCGCGGACAAGAGTGGGTGCCGATCCGTGGCGCGTACCGTTCGGCTATCCTGTTCGCGTGGGGCGTCCTCGCAGCGTTCTACGCCTTCGATCTTCATTGGCTGACCCTGTGGGTTGGCGGCATGGCCGGATGGGCGCTGGTTAAAGGCTTCCCGGACGGTGCGTGGCAGAGTTGGAAGGTGATGTGGCTGCACTACTCCGCTCCCTGCGTCCTTGCTATTGCGCCGGTCGTCTTCCTTGGCCTTGAAGCTAATACGTGGCCCCTGTGGTTCGCGCTAACCCTCGCCGTCGCCGTCTACTACTGGTTCAAGAACGTCCACTGGCCGAAGCGTGGCGGTTGGTGGTCCTACGCAACTGAGTTCCTTGCTGGAGCCGCAGTGTACGGAGGCATTGCATTGATATGAGTATTTTCAATGAAATCCAACGACAGGCCCATGACATGCAGGAACAAACTGTAGGCAAGGTTGCTGTTACCATTGGCAGCGGCGGAACGCTTTACCA